ATACTATGAAATTTATAAAAAATTAGTTTCTTTATATTTGTATCGTTAAAAAACCCCTTATTTTGCTAAAAAGCTGTTTAAATTGCCCATCAATCGTTTCATTCTATCTTCAACCACTGGTTTTTCTTCAACTGCTTCTTGATATTGTTCTCTATCCGCTAAGTCTTTGAAAACATACGCACCAGGAGTTGATGGTGATGATACCAAATCAAAACACACTAGTTCAAAATCATCTTGAACTATGTTTTCACCTTTAACTTGTTTTAATGAACCAACGCCACGAGAAGAAATACCTAATGTTGCACCATTCATTAATAGCATAGCAGCTTGATCACCTCTTGTGCTAACTATACCCATTTTTTTCCAACCTGGTGAAGTGTAAAGTTTTATTTTACCCATTAACATTTTACCTTCCCACCAAGTTTCTAAAATAGAATGTGATACTCTATCTAAATCAATTAGCGAAGATGAAGGGTGATTCAGCTCATTTAAAGCTGCACCTTTTTTTATAACGGCTTGGTATTTTTCATTCTCTCTTTTGAGAATGGCTTCGGGATAGATTCTCCCGTTTTTATTTGGAGTGTTGTATTTCTGTAAAACAGCATAAAGGATAAGGTCTTTTGAAAAGTCCATATCCTTCATTTCCTGTATTATTTGCTTATTTTCATCGGGGGAAACATGACCTGCGTCATATTCAACTAATATACCCCTACCGGTTTCTTTTGGTCCTAATACCTTCATTTATAGAATTTATCTCTATAAATACTTCAATAGTGGACTATTTTTTTGTTTTGTAAAAATTAAATAACATTTTATCAGATAAACCATCTTCAATAATGATTTCCATAATATTTTTCATCAAATTTTTAATTTCCTTCGTTTTGATATCGAATTTATCGTTAACATAAAGCGTTATCTCCAAATTCATAAATGACCTCTTTTCTAATTTAATACCTTTCGTTCTGATATCTAAATCAACAATATTTTCTTGTTTGAAATATGGATTTTTTAAATTATGAATCGATGATTTAATTTTTCTTTTTGACTTGGAAATTATTGCATCGAAATCTTCAGTTTCATTTTCTGGTTGTAACCAAGAATTTAGTTTAAGATAAATGGTTTTAAGATTTTTGAAATCTACGGTACCATAACCGATTTTTACATCGTTGTAAGTACCGATGGGTATAAATTTACCTGTTTTCATTAATTTTTTTCATTATAATCACGTTTTATGGTGTAACGTAAAATATAAGAAATTTTATTTGTAATTCCAAAAAATAATTATATATTTGTGAATATATTTATTAGTATGATTATTATTGATGTTACAAAAGAAAAAAGTATTGAAACTGCATTGAGAACTTATAAAAATAAAGTTCAAAAAACTAAGCAAGTTCAACAATTGAGGGACCGACAAGTATTTGTAAAACCTTCAGTTAAAAAAAGAACGGAAAGGTTAAAAGCGGTCTACGTACAACAAAAAAGAAATGGTCTCGATTAATCAAGACCATTTTTTAATTCATTCAATCTGTAGTAATTGTATCGTGATGGATGCATTTGAGAAACCTCATCTTTTACCGCCTTTAATTTGTTGGATAAATCCGCGTCATTTGATTCACTTATAAGTGTTGATACTTGATTAATAATCGATTCCGATAATTCATTACTTTTAATAATTAAATCTTCGTAAGGAATTGATAAAATATTTTTTAACTCTTCTTTTTGTGATTCAGATAATGTGTTAGAATATAGTACGTTAAAGTTGTTTGCTAATACCGCATTTAATAAAGTTTCATTAGGAACTAACGTTGAGTCTTTTGATTCCTTAATTTCTTTTTTGGTTGTTAAATGTTCAACTAATTTCTTTTTAGCTTTAACTTTCTTTTCAATATTTGATAATAAGTTTTTTTCAGATAAAACATCTAAAGATTCGTATAATTCATTAGGTTGAGTTTTGATATCACTTAATTTACTTTTTAAAGATTCACAAAACATATTTAATTCATTCCAATTTCCTATTGGTTCACCAAAATATGTACTTAAACCTTCAACATATAATTTTGCTATTTCTTTATCTTCAATATATTTGTTTTCAATTTCTTCATAAAACAAATACATTTCTTTAAAACTTTTGTTTTCTTTAATTGTTGTTAAAATATTTTTAATCTCAGCCTTGTTTTCATTGGCATAAGATTCAGTTAATTTAGTTAATAATTTGTTTTTTATTGTACCGAATTTGTTCATTTTTAATCGTTTAATAGATTGTTTAATTTATGTTCTATTTCATAAATATTCTGTTGAGCCTTTTCCATATCAAATAAATCTTTGAAATTTTCTTTTTCGTCACCCAACATTCCTAATATTTTAGATTTTTTAGTTTTTAAACCTTCGCTTAATGGTGCAGCTTCTTCGCCACCTGCAGTTGGTTCAGCTCCGCCCGATGGAGGTTCTGCTCCACCTGATGCTCCCCCTTCTGCTGGTGCAGCTGTACTTGCTTTAGCTTCCAATTTTTCTCTTTCTTCTTCAGGAATACCATATTTAGCATCAACATCATCGAATATACCTGAACGTCTAATGATTGTATTCGTAGCTGTTAATTCAGCACCTATAGCTCTTTCAAGACGTTGTTGTTGTAAATCAAGTATAACCTCACTATCACTGAAACCAAGGATATTTTTCTTAGCCCAAGTATGTGAAACTGGTAAAATACCAAGTTGAGACTGATCAGAAGTTGCGTCTTTATAAAGAGTTATTTTTTCTTTCCATTGTTCAATTCTTAATAAATCAGATTGTGCTGATGGGTTAGTTAAAGATAAGGTGAAATTATTCAATTCATCTTCTAATCCTAATAAGAATAAATGCATTAATGCAACTTTATTAAGTTCTTGAATTAATGATTTTTGTATTTTATTAATTGTTCTTGCAAAACGTATATCCATTAACGCAAGATTTTTACCATCACCAACCACTTCTTCAAAACCTAAAAATGCTTTTGGAATTCTAAGTGTTGCCAATAACTTTTTTTGGATGTATTCAATATCCGCAATTTCACCTAAATTCTGTGCTCCAGGTAATGTGTCAATTGGACTTGGTGCTGCCGGGTCACGAACAGGAATGAAATAATCTTGGTCTACAGACATTTGATTATATCTCATATCAACATTACCATTTGTTGGATCTGATACAGCTTGTCTTTTAAATTTATTGGCCACACGTTGTACATATGGTTCAATATCTTTATCATCCATATTACCCACAAATATTTTAAAAATACGTCTTTCAGGAGCTCTTGATGTTCTATAGATTAACATAGCATCCTCAGCAAGTAATAATTGTTTCCATATTCTTCTTACCTTGTCAAGCATTGATGTACCATAAGGTAATTTTCTATCGTCACCTAATAATCTGAAGTGAGCAACTTCCCAAGATTGGAATTCTAAATCTTTATTTTTCCAAGTAAATCTTAATTCTCTTGTAGGTACCTTTATATCTCTTTGATTTGGAGTTTTAGATGCTGCGCCTTCAATTCTTTCTATTTCAATATTCGGTAGTTGTTGACAACCAATGATACCTTTTTCAGGGTCAATTTTTAAATAAACAAAATCATCACCATACTTACACATACCTCTTGCCCACATTTGTAAATTGGTATTTACATCCAATACATTATTGAATAAATCATTAAGGATATCTTTTACTCTATCTGATTCTGAAAATATTGTAAGGATTTCACCTTTTTCTGACATTGTTGTAGATTCCTCACCATATATGTCTAATGCTGCAGAAATCTCTGGTGTAAATTCCATAGATTCATAATCATAATATGCTGATAATCTATTTGGTTCATAATAAACCGATTGATTGTATAAAGATTGGTCAAGTTTTGTCCATTTATCTGCAATGTATTGGCTTTGTTGCGCTTGCAACATTGCTTTTTCATATTCTTCTCTACTATCCGTTTTTAATAACTCATCTTTACTAAAATTAATAGTTTGTTGTGGTTGAGGTCTTTTTTGACCTGGAAAACCAAACATTCTGGTTAACTTCTGAAATACAGTTATATCTTGATTCTGATTAGCCATGTATATAAATACTTTTGATTATAATATAAACAATTTAATTATCTTTTTAAACCTTTATTAGGGTTACCAAACAACCAAGAATGTTCTTTATAAGCTTGTTCACCCATTTTCAATGGATTATCTCTATGATAGAAACTTGGGTCCATTGTCATTGAACCAACCATATCCAAACTAGTGCCATAAGAATAAAATGTTTTTTCTGTTTCATATGTTCTTTCCGTCATTACCCAAGAATTCATCATCGCTTTACTTGCGGCTTCGTTTCTTTCCAATTGATTGAAACAAATGTCTGCAGCATATAAAGCCATAGATAAACTCATAATTGCATCATCGTGAGCACCTTTCATATGATCAGGACGACCATTGATGTAAACAAACGTATTCAATTCATTCAATAATCTATTTGAACGCACTATAAATTCTTTTCTTAATTGTTCTTCGAAAGCAGCTACGATTTGTGTTCGTTTATTGTTAAAATTGATACCCGGAATTTTTTCCATTGCTTTGGCATTATATTCCCATTTGTTTTGAACATTAATACCATCTATGTATAAGTTTTTATAATTCATTTCTTGCAACTTTCTTGATGTTGCAACACCCATACCTCCTGTTATATCTATCACAATAAATGCGTTGTAAAGAATACCCCACTTATACGCGATTGCAGCTAAATCATCTGGTGGTATTTTACCAATATACTCAACCACTTGTTCTCTATCATCGAAATCAACAATATTAATTGATGAGAAATCTTCACTATCACCTCTACTCACATCTACACCCATAATGTATCGATGTCCTTGTACTGGTTCTTTCCATTGCCACATTGTACCTTGCATATATTTTTCAATGGGTACACGTATCATATTTTTTGCAATGTTCTCTTGAACATCACCAGGAATTACACCGTCTCCTGAACCCAAAAAGTCACATTCCAACTCTTGAGCAATCTTACGTCTATCATATTTGAATTTCTTAGACATTGATTCAAACCACGATGAAAATGGTTTATAACCATCCTCCAATAATTTGTTATATTCTTTGATGTCAAAATCATGTAACACAACTTCATCATCGTTATATTGCTCTCTATTCAACATATAATGACAAATGTCTTGACATTTTACCCAACGTAAATCTTTTGTATAACGAGGATCTTTAAACCATCTTAAATCTGTAATATGAAAATCATTCAACCCTCTGATTGCTTGATCATATACCGCATAATAAATCGGATCATAGCCATTAGGTGTTGATATTAATATAATTTTACCTCCCGTTGATAATGACGCCATAGATGCTGACCAGAAATCTTCTCCAGCTTCGATGTGTGCAGCCTCGTCAAATACAAGTATTGTTGGTGTATAACCACGTAATGCATCGGGTGATGTTGCGACGGCTTTAACCTCACAACCATTATTAAGTCTAAATCTACTTTCTGAGTTCTTATCTGCTGAAAATCCTACATTAATCCATTCAGGCCATTGATCTAAAAAGTTTCTAATCTTATTAGCCATTTCCACCGCAGTATCACGCTTATTCGCGATAAGCAATACTCTTTCAGGATTCTCAGGTTTAGCTAATTGTAATTTTTTAGATAACCAAGCTGCAGTTACAGTAGTAACCCCCGCTTGTCTGTATTTTCTTGTGATATTTTCGTTGTAATTTTCGTAATCTTGGATAAGTTGTACTTGGTCTTCAAACAAATCCATTGGAACATATTTCTTCTGTGTATTATCATATGTCTGAAGGTATGTTCTTAAAGCGTATGGCGTATCTTTCATAATACGAGCCAACTCTTTTAACTGTTCTATTTTACTATTCATATACCTATAAATACAAAAAAAGACGGTTAAAACCGTCTTTGTATTTATTCATCATCATCTAAACCATCTACATCTGTTTGGAATTTAGATATTATATCTTCATAATCTTCTTCTCGTAGTCTCTTATTTATAATATTCAGCATATCATTCAGTAATTTTTTTCCTTTATCTGATTCGGAAAGAATTTCCCTCATTACCATTAGAAACTCTTTTGCTGGTAACTTAAATAAATCAACTAATAGATAGTTCTGTAATTCTTTATTTTCTTCTTCCATTAAATCATCGGGAAACTGAGAACGAATTTTATCCCAAATTGGTGCACCAAGTCTTAAATCCCACATTTCTTTTTCCAATGTATCTTCGAACTTCATCACTTCTATAAACAATTCTTTATCATTTGGTTCTCCTTGGTGTGAAAATAATTCCATAATACCTTTAATTAATTCGTGAAGTAAAACAGGAAAAGTTATACCTCTCACTATAATTTTTGCAGTTGGTTCTTCTTCAGATTCTTCTTCATTTTCCGATGGTCTTTGTACTTCACATTTTCCGGCCACACTGTTACTTAAACCTCCAATCATATTATCGCTCATCTGCCAATAATTCAAATCATTGATGGACATCATAATACCGTAATATTTCATCAAATACTCAGAACCAAATATCTCCATCAACTCATCATATGCTAAATGGTACATATAATGACCTCTTTTAGATGCGCCTTGTATTATTGCATTTATCAATCTTCTTTTGGCTCTTTCTAAATTTAATTCTTCTTCATCAAACTCTCTCGGAATTTCAGGGG